TCCAAGCGTCAGGCATACGAATAGATAAGTATTTAAAATTCCTAAAATCAATCTCTGTGGATAAGGTACCGTTAAGTGCTATGACAGCATCTACCGAAACATAACTACCAGTTAGTTGGACAGGAGTCGCCCCGCTGCCGCCACCCTTGAGCTGCTTAAGTATCCCCCTTAGTAGCCCTAATTCATTTGCGGTTAGCGCATCAGGATCGGTTACAGGTATAGTGTCAACACTACCCATACCATTTACAATAACAGGTAGTGGATGATTACTGCCCACTACCTCACCATTTGTGGCATCCACCATAGCCATGGGAATTGGTGTAATTGTGGAAATGTCGTGATCTATCAGTTTTGTTTGTAGTGGGTGTAGAGCATCGGCTGTTACTACGACTTTCTTTTTGATTTCATATTTACAACCACTACCTGCCTCGACAATCGCAATACCACCGGTAAATGGTATTGGTTCCACTGTTACTGGCATTACTCCACCAGATCCCGTCATAGTTGCTGTGAAACCAGGTACTGTACTGATAACCTCGGCCACTGCTGTGGCGGTATTCTTGATACCATCTGGCGCATCATCTGTCTTACCTAGATAAATGGTAAGCATAAGTCCTGTCAATGAAGCAGATAGATTGTCGTCAGCGCCTGGTGCTTCTACAACCTCTACTTCATATTCATTGCCACCAATACCCTCTATGCCATAAACAATGGTAACTTCCGCTGTACCGACATTACCAATAACAGCAGATGCGGCTGCACCAGGTAATGGATTGATTGTGAGCATATTAGCTGTATTAGTAATAACAGTACGCAGATAATTAATATCGTCTATCTCAATGTCTACTACCGTACCGGCAAGTAAATTGTTTTCAAAATCCTTTGCAATATCCTCTATAGTTGTATTACTACCACCTGTAGCAACCCCAACATCTAAAACTGTTGGCAATGGTTCCGATAAACTAATATCAGCTAGTTTACTAGGCATGGGATTGGCATCACTGACCGGCACATATATTCCGGCCGCATTCTTCACCCACATAGCCGAATCGGTCAACCAGGCGGCAGCATCTGCATCATAACGGGCTGATGTCCAGGTACCACGCTTATCCCTATTCAAAAGCTGATCATAAACTTCTGGCATTTATTCACTCCTCCCAAAGACGCCTGTAAGCCCTGATTATCTCAGGTATTGCAGCGTCCATTGTAGGCTTTAAAATAGCATATCTACCGTCGTTACATAGCTCCAACCAAAGTCCGTACTGCATGCTATGCGACAGCAAAATAACAACTTCATCACGTCGCTTTATCACGGATCCGAACATTCCCTGCCTAGCATGAGAGGTTCTATCCTGCCATAAAGCATTTTCCTTTGCTCTGCCTTCCAGTGTGCCAGCCCAAGTATTAGCCAAAGCCTCAATGGCTGCCCTGCGCCTACTATTCCACCTGTCAAGATTTCTGACTACCTCATCAACCCCGCTCATGCTATTTCCTCCAGCATGGCCTGTTTACTGACAACTTCACCGGCATGAGTTACTGGCATAACCTGACCAACACTAAAGGTACCACGCCCAGGAAGGGTAAAGGTATCGTCAGAAATAATGTCGGCGTTATAACTGGCCAAAAGTCCCCACTGAGAAGACCGCTGTTGGCCAGCCTCATCAGTCTTTTCTGAATGCTTTCTTTCTGTTACAAAAATCCTTATAGTTTGCGGTTGTAGATCTACGCCTTGACCTACCCAACCACCACCACCGTCATCAGTCTTTTCCTTTCGGTTAATGGTGACGGTAACCGGGTTATCAGCTATAGAATCCAGGGTATTTTTTCGCATTTGTTCGACCGACATCACATCACCTCTGGCTTAGCAACATCAAACAACATACTGACAGAGGTAGGGGCAGGACCGGCCATGCCCTGGTATGTTTGTGCCATGGTCAGTGCATAGCCAAGATTGTCCTTTAGCGTCTCGTAGTCATATTTCTCTTGTCCAATACTGTAAGATTTTTTCCGGCCAAGTTCCCTCTGCAGCTTAGCAGCCTTACGGGTCCAGCCTACAGCAGCTGCAGCATAAACATTATGGGCACCGGTTAACATACTATCAACTTGGACGGCAGTAAAGCGGGTGTCGCTGTCAGATCCGCCTTCCGGAATTTCTTCATCCAGCAGTTCCCGCAAATCAGTCCTTAACTCATCAGTTGGGGTCAACTACAACTCCCCCTTAGGTTGGCAGGGCGATCTCCTGCACGTTATTACTTACGGCCGCAAAAACACCCCTGCGAGCTCTACCCACCAGGGCATCCTCAATCAAGCGGGTAATATCTGCATTACCTGCATCCACCCGAAGATCATGTTTAACCAGTTCTTTAAAGCCGCGGCGCGGACGTACTAAATAAGCTTTGCTACTGGTTACACCGGAATAGGAGTGGGTTTTCTTGCCTACAGTCACTTCCCATCCGTCATAGTAAATAATTGTATCAATGCCCAGGGCGCTATAAGATGTATTGTTAATCATCACAGACTGCAGTGCCGGTTCAATCTCATACTTCCTGGAGCTGGCGGCCAAAAGGATATTGCCTTGGCGCTTTGCATTAGCACAGGTGACAAGAGCATCTTCCAAAGTGGCCCGCATGGAAAGAATCTTATGCCTACCCACTGAACTGGGCAACACCTGGTACTTCTCATCAACATACACGGCAGCCGTTTTATTAGCTGCCTGGTAAGAAAAACTTATAATCGGGTACAAGTGAAGGTGGTTCAGTAAAGCATTATACGCCTCACCGAAAGCACGGTTCAAAATCTCCATATTAAAGGTCTGGTTGTAAATAACCAAGTCCTCGGTATACTGAAATCCAGCAGCATAAGTCGTAATCTTAGCAGTAGGACCTTTTTCAGCCTGCAAAGAACCAAACTTAACTTGCTCGCCTTCAACATGCTCGAGAAAGACGATTACGCCGTACAACTCCCATTTTGCTTCAAAGGTCTGCGGAAAATCAGCGTTCTCAATCCGCTCATAAATAGGAGTATACAAAATAGGTACCTGCTCCCGGCCAAGTTCGACGTCCAGAACAATCTTCTCCAGCATTTCTTTCTGTCCGGATGCAGTGATTAACATCTCACCGATAGGACGTGCTAACTCATAGACAGTCATTTCCCCGCTGACAAACTCTTTAGTAGCAAGATAGTCTCTGCCGTTCAGGACAAAGGGAATACCCATCTTAAGATTTTGTCCGACCAGTTGCGCCCGGCGCTCATCTCTCATTGTTTCAACACTTACAATTCTAGCCATTACCATACCTCCATAATTATTTCACGTGAAATAATCGGTTATTATTCGGCCATTAGGCCTGCTGCTCTTAAGGCTATCAGGGCTGCGTTAAGCTGTTCTTTTGTTTCATTGGCCAGCAAAACAACAGCGTCAAACTCTGCAGCATTAGGTGCATCTCCAGCAGCCGCAACTCCATCATCCGAAGCCACATCATCTACTGCAGCAGCCTGTTTTGCTACGTTTTGCGGACAGGCTAATACAAACCAGATTACGTTATTAGCATCCTTTGCCACAGTAACCACTCCGGCAAAAATACCATCGGTGGCAACGGTGGTAAACCTGCTGTTTCCGCTATCCCAATATACCTTACTGCCCTTAGCAAAGGTATCAGTAGTGTCGATTTGGCCTGTCTCATACTCGGCAGTGTCAATATTTAGCGCTACTTCCGAAGTCTCACCGGCAGCTGTTACTATGTCACTAAAAGCACAGCCCAAAATATTATCCAGAAGATAGAACTTGCCGCCCTCAATAGTGGTGCTCTGCGGTACAACCACCTTAATTGATTTTCCATAACCTACAGGGTTACGGAGCTTGTTATAAACTGTAGTTGCTACAGGTTGACCTGCAAAACTCATAAACCAATCCCTCCACGTATAAATTTATTTTATAGTGCTACCCGTTTGGAGCGCAGCCCACCGGTATTGTTGTTGCTATCGTTACGGTTATCAAATTTGGTGCCCGGTGGTGTCGGGTCAGTATGAATGCGGCTAATTTCACCCTTGACAGCCTCATCGGACATAAAGGCGTCAATCTCCCCGGAAATCTGTTCTTTAGTCATACCGGACTTAACCACAACTGCAGACTTAAACAACTTGCCCAGCAGTGTCTTTTCATCAGTCAAGGCTTGGCGCACCGGATCGCTTTTTACCTTTTCGGTCAGCATCTCACCCATGATTTTTCCTTGCTCAAGGATAACCATTTCACCAGCTACCTTAACCAGTTCTTTAACCTTAGTCACGGCCTGCCCTGGCTCCACACCCAGTTCCTTTATAACATCGGCCAGCAGTGTCATTTCACCGGTGGCCTTCTTCAGCCAGTCAGCATCAATTTCCCCGGCTATCTGATCAGCTTTCCAGCCCATTTCACCGGCTATCATAGGAACGGTTAACTGCCGGTTTCTTAATGCTTCACGAATCTTCTCCAAAAGTTCCTTCATGCTCATTTCCCCCTCAAAATCAGAATCACCATCATCTGGTGCACCTATAAAATCCATTTCACCAACGGCAACTATCCTAGTGGGCATCCCGGACCTGTCCAAAGGTGTCCAATCAATTGAAAAAGGTTTATACCCCAAAACAGCAGTTTCACCACTTGCCACCCTAAGCTTAGGCATACCAAAAATTGATACTTGCTTAACCCTTTTAGAGCGGATCCAGCGCTTTAGGTCCTTAGCCGATGCATCAATTACACCCCTGAAATATGCTTTACCATTTTCGTATTTAGCGCCCACCCAATGAGTTACGGGAGGTAGAAATTGACTAGCAACATCCTCGGGCTTCTGGTGTCCCAGGAACCCATTTAAAGTGTGCAGATTGACATGGTTTACAATATCCCGTAGGGCTTCAGGCTTATAGTCCCAGCCTCTTGTAGACTTGCCTGCCGGTACTTCTACAACAACCTCCATCGGGTCATCATCACCAGCTTTTAGAGCTGCTACATCAACACTTGCAGCAGCAGGTATCGACTCTACAGCCATTTCACCGCACAGGCTTGCTGTCAACATTACTGGTTTGTTCTTGTCCTTTTTGAAGGCCACTCACCCCCTTAAATTGCCCGGTTATTTTATCCCGGGCCTGCAGTTTGTTGGTTTTGGGGTTTATCTCAAGCCTTGTATTTCTCATTCCGCCAACCCCTTTCAATGCAAACAAAAAAGCAGCTGCCTATTGGCTACTGCTCTCATCCATTTCTTTTTCACCGGTTATGGTAAGTGTAAGCTCCACCTTTGGGGCTTGTCCATACTCCTCGAGCACGTTGCACCGGTCAACCCGGACTTCAACCGGCAGGATACTTAATGCCTGGTGAATAGCTCCGACATAATTACCATCGGCCAGTGTGACTACCTTCCTCGGCTTTTCCTGCTCCAGTACCGGGTGAGTCATTCCTTTCGGGATATCCATTACTTTTTCCCACCTTCAACTGCTTTTAGGCCCGCTTTCTTAGCATCTTTTCTTGTCTCATCCTTCTGATGCTGGCTTTTTTTCTTTTTGTTTGGGTTGGTAAGTGAAATACTAAAACCTTCTCCAATGCTCATACAACCACCTCCACCGGTATATTTCGGCAAAGTGGTCAAGCTATCCTCTTATTTCTGTAGATATTTTGGTACCAATCCTCTAAATCAGGCTGATTTTGCGGGTTCTTTTTCCATACTAATAATCGGTCAATCATTTTGTTAGGGTCCTCGTACACGGGGACCAATGCACACAGTCAGTTAGGATGAGCAGGATACATAGGCTCATCACCTTTTTCATATATTTTCCCGGCCAGAGTATCACAAATATCAAAGATGGGATGCGTATTAGAAAGCACCCACTTAACACCCTTATACCCAGGACTAACCCTACCAGACACAATTACGCCCTCACCGTAAGCTGCAGTCATTTCTGTCCTGGCCAAACGCAAAGCTTCATAGCAGACATTTTTCGGTATCCGTCCGGCCATGCGCTCCATCATATTAGGATAATTTTTGGCCAGCGTAGAGACATCAGTTTTAACGTACTTCTCCAGCGCCCTGGCTGTTGTCACAGCATTCTGGCCAGTAGCAACCCCGGCCTGAATTATGTCTCTCATAACATTGCCAAAGTTCTCAGATGTGTTCCAAATGCGGTCGGATAGATGAAGTCCTTTTACTGTCCTTGACCATATTGCTTCAATGGCTGCATGGTTTACAGTGACATACATTTCTCTGATTATGGCGGATGAGAGCCCGACATTTGCACCTGACACAGCCCTAAGAGTGATTTCTCTGGCAGGTTCCACGGTTATTTTGACAGCCTGCTCGATATGGCTTTCCAGCCTACCCTTCAACTGGTCGTTAAAGGCCTGCCATTCCTGTTTAAGGAGGCTTTCCAGTGCCTCCAGTTGCCTTTGCCTTAAAGGATGTATGCTGCCAGCTAAACGAATTTCCTTGGCAATGTTTTGCGCTGCTTTCAGATACAACTTTCTTATCTCCGGATCCTGACGTAACCGAAGCTTAATGTAATCCTGCCGGGCCTGCAGTGCCCATATGCCATATTCGCCGGAAGCCTCTCTTAACTCCCTCACTACCCGCTGGGCATCATGAAGGTTATATGCCAATTATGCAGCCCCCTCTTCTTTGAGGATTTTTGACTCATCCAGCAAACCTTCACTATCCTCCAACCGGTACCGCAATAACATTGTTTTAATAATTCGTTCCCTCTCCCCTGGTGTCTCAGGGTCATCGGATATCCAGGCCATCATAGTAGGCACATAGTTAGCAAGGAATTCGACTGCAGCCTGCTGACTCATGAGATTATCGGTGACTGCTTTACTTAAGGCACTAACCAACTTATCCAAAGTCTCAGCCAGTCCTTTTTCATCTCTCTCAGTAATGGGATCCCACTCTACTGCAGTATCATAGGTGCTTATCCCACCACCTCCGGACTGCTCCCACATAGACAAAAGCATCCGGCCAAGTAGTTGATACTGCTCTTCAAACTGTCCCCGCTTGCGCTGTACTTTCCTGATGAGCGGCACCATTTGTTCCTGCACGCTGGCATTACTAGATTTAATGTGGGTACCAAAAGCAAACTCCGGAGTCTGGCTTACGTCAACAATGCAATAAAACAGGAATTTCAGCAGGACCTCAGCCGCACCGGTCGGGCTCTGCACTTCGATGAAGCCTGCATCCTCATCATCACGAAGTATGAGCAATTCCTTGCCTTCCAAGGATATGCTAGGCTTCTCACCAGGCTTAACCTTGCTGATATCAACGCCAAAATTAACCAATAGGAACTGAGCGACATCCTTAACGTTAAGCTTCATTTTTGGGGTAGAATGTAGCTTTGAGCCCTGCATAGCGTGCAGCATAACATCATGATATGCCTTCAAGTATGGCTCAATTGGTTCCAGATCGGAACTGCCATAAAGTTCATCCTCTTCTGCTTCGTTCTTAAGGTGAACAATAGGAATAAACCCCCAGGGGTTAGGTACCTCATAATTATTTTTGTCGGCCGGTACCTCGTTTCCGGAATACTTAATTTCAGTCTGTTCTGCAGTGATGCGCTCGGTGACAACGTACTCTTTGCGCTTATTGTCACCCCACTTAACCTTAATTTCCCGGACATAAGCAGCTATATCACCCGTCTCCGGGTCAACTTCTATGTCCTGCATTTGTCCTGCCGGTATAGTCCTTAAATCAATACGCGGTCCAGTCTCTTTGTACAGCTTACTATTATTTTCATCCACACGAACCAAACGAAAATACTGGTCACCGTCCCTAAGAGCATTCCGCTGCCCCATCAGGAACCGACCAGACCACCGGCCAATATGGTCATCCAGGACCTGCTGAGCGTTTTCGTCAACGCTCCGGAGTGTAGGCGTACCCATGAAGCCGTTGCAGGTATCAATTACCGGCCTGGCGAATGCAGCCCCCAGTTTGTAGCCGTCCTCAGTGTTTTTATACAAAGCCTTGGTCAGTTCGTATTTTACCTTTTGACTACTTAACACATAGGGAGCTGTTGAACGTCCAAAAGAAAAACTGACCACAGGGGCCAGCAGCTTAGATATCTCACCGATAGCTTTTTTCAGCCAGAATGTTTTAGCCATTATATAGCCCCATCTCTTGCCTTAAGCAGTGCCCCGGAAAGCATATTAATAGTTCTTTCCAGACTCTCTTTTAATTCACGTTCTAATGCCTCCCTGACTGCCCTTGATTCAACTGATTCAAATGCATTATATGCCCTGGCTTGAACGTCATCTAGGACTATATGCAGCATCTCGTGGACAAAATCATCTTCACTTGATTTATCGACCAATAAGGCAATATAAGCTTCTTTATGTGTTCTGTCGCGTGTACAAAATCCTACACAGCCATCACGCTCCAGCTCATGATGCATTTCCTCACGGGATATAATTGTGCTTTTTATATCCCAGTCCTGCACCCGCAAAACTTTCGCCCAATATTCCTGCTTTGCCTTCAGGATTACAGCACAACGTTTATTATAGTCCGGTACCGACTCGCCATCTTCTCTTTCTGGTAAGAAATCAGCCATAAATTCTAATCCCCCCTAATGCAGCCAGGTCTTTGGCACTTGCTTCACCCCTGTTCGGATCGCCGAATGCCAGCACAACAGCGTCACCCCGGTCAGGGCTCCGCTTAATCCGCTTTTTCATCTCATCCTTACTTTCAACCCTGATTTGTCCCTTGCTGGTATACTTGTATTTAATCCCGCTCAGGTCACCTAGGAGCTCATCATCCTTCGGCAGCGCTATAGGATTGGGGTTACCCTTAGGATTTGGGTCAAGTAAATACCTTAAGTTCCACCACATTTCGGATCTCAAATCAGCAAACCTTTCCGGATCCGTCGCTGACTCTGCCACGTTAATGGCTACCACAGGATAGCCCTGCTCCTTCAGTCGGTCAACTACACCAGCACCCTGGCCAATAACATCAACCAGTATATGCTCAGCGTTATAATGTTTCTGCTCAGCTATAGCCAGGCCAGCTGTCTCCATGGTGTCCTTCTTGGCGTACACCTTGAGCGGCAGAACCTTAAGGCCTTTGCGTGTGCAAATTACTGTTTTATCACTACCAAAACGGGCCACATCATTTCCAATCCTGACCGGAGTTAATTTGTTTACCTCGCGCTCCATGGCTGCCTCAATCCAAGCCAGCGGAATAAGTGTATCGTCTGCCTCGGTCGGGAACTGTCCTTTTGCCCTGGCTTGATAAGCCGGTGAATCAGGCCCCCAGCGAAGGTACTTATCGGCTACCCAGGCAGGTGTAATCAATTTAGGGTTGGGCAGCGGACCGGTTATTTTACTCTCCCAGGCATCACTGGCAACGTCATCTTCCGTGATGCCAAATTCCGTGAAGTTCGGCGTATCAAAGGCAGATATCGCAATAGTATTCCAGCCAGTGCCCCGGAAAGCATTATAGAAGGTACCGCTCAATGATGTAGGGTTACCTAACAATAAAAGGCGTGCATGTGCTGACGTTAGCACACCATCAACGGCTAAAAATATATCTTCTGGAACACCGGCAGCCTCATCAACCACTATCAGGATGTATTTCTCATGGTACCCCTGAAAGCGATCCGGGTCGTTAGTGCTTAGCCCCATTGCATACCATTCATCCTGGATGATCTGAATTTCCGGTCGCACTGGCAGGAGCTTGCCTCCTAGTCTGACCTTTGCCTTTTTGTAGCCGGATCTGACTTCCTTCCAGACCAACTTCTCCACCTGGCGCCATGTTGGAGCGGTTGAGAGAACAATGCTTCTAGGGAAGTTGAACAAAAACCACAGGATGACTTGACCTGCGGTGAATGACTTTCCTATGCCGTGACAGCTCCGGACTGCAGTTCTTGGATTGTCCCTGACTGAATTCAATATCTCTTGCTGCTTGCTCCATGGGATAACACCCAGGACATTTTTCACCCACCAAACCGGTTTAGTCTGACCTTTCTTTTTGAGTTCCTTCTTCTGCTCCGGACTAAGATTCTTCATCGTCATCACCGACTACCAGGTCTGCCCAGGAATCACCTTTACCGGGATCCCCGCCCTGCTCTAATTTTGCCTTCACCAAATCAATTCGCTGCTTATCCTTTTCATCCATGATGCAAAGTGTTTGACGCTGCATCTTTTGAAGCTTATCCAATGCGTTGACGATATTCAGAAGTTTACCGTCATTGAGCGACTCAATAACCTCATAGGTGATTTCCTCTTTGAATTCGCCAGGGCCAGTTCCTGTCCGGAGCTTCTCCACATACTTATAAAGCTCTTTTTCGTCGGATAAAGCCTTTTCCACTATCTTGATAACTGTGTCTGATAGTTTGAAATGCTTTGCTAACGCTACTGCCACGTCAGAACTAACTTTTTCGGATAATTTCTCCCTGGCTTTTTCCTTCGTTCTCTCTCTGTATGTCCTTCTTTTTTCACTCCACTTATTGGCCGCTGATTGATCATATATAGTCTGGATAGGTATGCTATACTTTTTACTTAAATCCTCAAGCGTACAAGCCTTCCGACGAACATCTGTAACATATTCGTTTTCAATATCAATCCAGCTGATTTCATCTGGGTTTGGTTCATGGTTCTTTTTCGGTTCACTTTTCCGGTTCGGTTCGGTTTTCTCTCTTAGTTCGCTTCGCCATCTCTTAATTGTACCCTCAGGCACGCCAAACTTTTCAGAGGCTTCCCGAATAGTGGCGGTCTCGGCCATGGCCAATACCTCTTGCTTTTTTTCTGCTGTCCATTTTGCCAAAACCACCACCTCTTAGTCATATAAAAACAAAAACCGCCCTCACCAGGCGGCTTTAAATTGCCCCTCTACCAATAGTTTGCTTTCGTACGACAAGAATAATCTTTTTTTCTGCACGGCTAACAAAATTTTGAACACTGCCCTTACTGCAACCCATATAGCGCCCAGCCTGGGCAAAAGAAAACTTTTCTCCACGAACTAGGTAGTAGGCTTCCCTCTCGCGCCCTGTTAGTGCAGATAACAGCTTTCTCAGTATTTCTTTCTTCTCCTCGGAAAGTGGTTGAACTTCAGTTCTTCTATCAGTCAAGTAGCCAGCCATGGTCTGCATATCTACGGGTATTTCGCGTTTATCCTTTGCCCACCTTGCGACTGTCCACTTGGTGCCCGGTATTTTCCCCGTCTCCATGACTTCAACTGCCCAAAGGGTGTCTGAGATCATGCTGTTGCACTGCACCGGTACTGTTTTGGCGTTGCGCAAAGTCTTAATCGACTTCTTATATTCCTGAATAAGATCCTGCATCAATCCCACCTCCCCCGATAAATATGTATTAGCCAGGCGTTAACCTGGCTTTGTTATTTATTTCTGCTTTAACTTCTCATAACAAGCAACCATCCCGGCCAAGAAGGCCACGGTTGCACTTATTTCTAATATCGTTGCCTTTGTAAGCTTGGAAACAGCCTTTTTATATTCATCCTCATCGGTAGACGCCATCTGCAAACAGCAGGCGTTCTCAATGTCGTTAATAACTCTATATCCGTATTCATCAACAAGTTTTTCATGCTCTTGCCTGATATAATCAACTATGCTGTCGCTTTCCTCGCAGTCTGCTAAGAAGTTATCAATCGAACTTGCCCTGTCCATATCATCACTCCTAACTAACTTCTAACTCCCTCAACTGCTCAAATTGGTCCTCTCTGTCCATAACAATAAAAGTGGTAACAACCAGCCTTCCAAACATATTTATCCTTAGTCCAGCACACAACAGCCCACTAATCGGAAGCCAGATAGTGCCAGACTTACCTACAATAATTCCGGTACCGCCTATCTGATTATTTAGCCTCACATGAATATAGTTGACTAACTTCTTTCGGATTAACGTCCCACCCCGCTCAACATATCTCTTCCATGCGTGATCTGATAGTTCCGTCACATATCTCCGCACACTCATTCCCCACTCACCACCCTTTAATTAATAGCGCGTATAAATACTTCCGTCCTGGGTCGCTCTTTGTCCACCTTTAGTTCAGGCACCGGTACCGTCACCAACTCCCCGTTGTCATCCTCCAGGATCCCGGCCCGCACCAACGCATCCATTAAAAATTTAGGTGCATAATTGTCTGACGGATCCCGCCTGCGATTTACCTTGAAGTAGTGAATTATCTGCACTGTCGCCCGCTCAAACTTTGGAAGTCCAAAACACAGGACCAGCTTGCCAATAGCCTCGGCCAGCTCATCTTTATACTTCCCCTGCTTCGCCCAGTGCCAGTTCTTCCATTCGTTCAGACTGACCGGGGAAAAAGGTACCTGTATCCACACCCCTCCCGGCAGCCTCTTTGCGTCCCAATGAACCTGCACCGGTGGAAGGATTACGGGCTTGGTGGCCCGTATTCCCTTCTTGGTCAACTGTTTAAACTGCTGGAGGCTAAGCCTGGTCATTTAGCTTCCCGAAGTCCTAATAAAACTCCCGGCTCCGGTGAATATATACTAACCGTCTTTCTAGCTCTCAACTTTCTGATATGCAGCGCCCACGGATACTGTGCATGCGGCTTCACGTCTACCATAGTTCCCCTAACTTCATACGGCTTACCGGACAGGTCCTTAGCAGTCAGCACAACCCTTTTGCCAATCATCGCCCGGGCTTCCTGCTCAGTAAAAGGCATCTGGGCTACCTGCACATCCATCTTCTCCTGCATTTTCTGCCTATATGCGGCCATCTGCTGATCTAAAGGCCGTACCCTGGCTTTAGAAAACCTGGCAAAACCCTTCAACACCACATCAGGAGATATATCTTTAAGCTGTTCGTGTAAGTAGGCTAACTTTTTGGCCTTAGTCTGCAACTTCTCCAACTCAGCCTGATTACTTTCACAATACACCACTACATGGTCAACCTTAGCAAAATACTCTTCATTCCGTTCAGACATTGGCTTTCCCCCTCCTAAGCTAATTTAAGTCCGGCAGTAGGTAGACTGCTAAGACAGTCTACCTAAACAGCATCCGCCTGGTCGTTACCTTCTTCCTCCACAACAAATACAAAGCCCTTATCTCTGGCATAAAAAATAAAATTACGCTCGGCTTCGTCTCTGCTCGGCATCATCGGCATAGCTGGACTTTTTACCCTGTGCATCCCCGTATGGTTAGGTGACTTTCGGTAAAATGTCCCGTATTCGGCTTTTCCAAGTCCAGCAGAAACAAACATTATGCGGCCTGTTTTATCTCTGAATTTCAACTCCTGCTTATCTAGGCAGTGACGGTTTTCCCAAGGGTTTTCTATATTTGTTTGCTGGCACAAATCCACGTTAAAATTAGGACAAAGTTTACAAACGTACTGGCGCATTATTTTCTGATAGCTATTTAATTTTATAGCTTCCGGTTCTGGATCCGTCTCTGCTGTCTCAAACACACCCCGGCAAGTTTGCCATTTTTCATTAGCACCCTGATTAAACTCCTGGACTATATCTGGATTAAATGCAATACTAGCAAATTCCGGATTGACACACCTATTAGTCACCTTATCTTTATTGTGTGTGACCTTAACCATATATTTACAACCATCAACGCAATTAATATGTGTACATGTCATGCCCCGTGTCGCTGCTATAAGCGATTCTGAATATGAGACATTATGTTCATCGTTCACGATTTCCGGTGTTTCAGTAACACTTTCGGCCATATCGTTCACAGCTTCGGCCTCGGCCTCATCATCTAGCCAATTAATAAATTCATTTTCAACACAATCTCTCTGGCCTCCAGTGCATAAACCTTTTGCAAATTTGCCACAGTTACCACAACCAATAAGAGAATCAGTCCAATCACTATCCAACTGCTCTGTGTCTGTCTTAAGCACAATTTCCAAAGCTTCATCCGGGCCTATATCTGCAGTTTCCACCGGTGGCAGCTCATCCACCACCTTGATCCACTTGTCATATATGTCCTTCCGCATCGTGGCACCATAGAAGCTGTTAATAAAAATTGTTCTAGAAGGCGTCACTATACCTACTAGCTGCCTAATACTTTTATGTCCACCATACGTTCCACTGATTCGATAATATGCAGGCAGCTCTGGCTCAACATCTTTAACGTAATTATTATCATTACCAATGATTAACTTACCGTCATTAATTACGAATTCACCTTTAGCAACAAACTTAATGCATTGCTCATGGATTATTATTGTCGAACCTTCCATTTGCTCAGGTATAGTGGTGGCCTCTATGCATACTTCGCATTTATGTTTCCAGTGTTCGATCAATTCACCTAGCGGCAATATTGATTCTCGATCCATGGCAATTTCAGGCTCACCCCAAGTCCGAACAGCTTCATCCTCCCAAACCTGCCTTGACTGCTCTATTAACTTAGCTATGGCAGGGTTAGGTGAGGCTATCGGCATAACTGCAGCTTGCTGGTCACTTTCTTGTTCAGAAACTGCAGTAACCTCTTGGTAGACAGCCAAAACTTCCGCTGCTGCAGCTTCATTGATTTTTTCAAAACTTTCCTGCACACCCTGGCGCTCTTCATGCTTAACCATTTCTTTTGGTACCGACTGGATTACATGACCACGCCTTTCTTTAGCCTCTTTCTGCTGAGTTTTCCAACACTCCACATCAGTACATCGGAGTTCTTTCTTGCCGCTTGGATTCAACAGGACCTTTTTGTCATGGCAGCCCCGACATTCAATCATTGAGTCGAAAACAACAGTGTCACCATACAGAGGTTTAGAATTTTCCCAAAGGTCGCCCTCTTCATTGTCTGGCTCCGGATGCACGTCACTACTCCGCTGCCGATTCATTTCCCTCATAGCGTCCAGGTTCTTGGCGTTCCAACAATCAGGATTTATGCAGCGAAGTTGCTCTGATTTTTCACCGCCTACCATCATGCCGGCCGGTACTTTTAACATTGCTTTATTCTTGCACCGCTCACAGTTCTCCGGATTAAAAAATATTTTATATTCGTTAATTTTTGAGGCCTGGAGCGGCTTAGAGAAATTCCATAGATTTTGCTGTATATAGCTTGCTGCAACCCTAACGGATATTCCTTCCTCAACGATTTTTTGTGCCACTCTTGCCATAATCTCAGGATTGATTTTATTAGCCACCAATAGTTCCTTGGCATGGCTGGCCGTAATTATTCCGCGTGAAATATTTTCTTGAATGTCTTCCGGTAGGTCTAAAAGCCTAAGCCGGTTAGCGATATGGCCTTGACTACAGCCCAACCGTTCAGCCAGGGCCTCTTGTGTCATACCATTGTCCTGCATAGCTTTAAAACCGTGTGCCTCTTCGATGGCATTTACATCTTTTCTCTGCAGATTCTCAATTATAGCTATCTCAAGTTCCTGCTCTTTCGTGAGTTCCCGCACCATTGCCGGCATGTCTTTTAGCCCTGCCATTTCCGCTGCTCTCCACCTGCGCTCACCGACGACAAGTCTAAAACGTGTCGTAGTTTCATCCTCATCCTTAACCACAACTACCGGCTGGATTATACCCACCTGCTTGATACTGCTGACCATCTCGTCCATGGCTGCCGGGTCAAAGTATTTCCTGGGGTTAAGAGGGTTAGGGTAAATCATATCAACCGGTATAAAAAGCATGGTATCACTCATGGTCTCACCCCTTTTCTACGCGTTATTTTGCGTTCACCCGGAACGGCACTTCCTCAGCATCCACCTCGACCGAATCATCAAGCAGCCGGTTAACCGGCCCGTGCTTTTTCTCCCACTCTTGTAAATTCTTCTGGGCTAACCATCGTAAATCAGGCATATGGCCCAGACAATCGGCAGCCAAAGGAATAGACTTTTCTGGCCGCTCCTGGCCAAACCTGCAGTTACAGCGGGCAACGTAGTGGTTCAGGTTTCCGCTGTCCTGTGCCCAATACTCTATAAGTCCGACATCATGGCACATAAAGCAGGCAGGGTTCCTCACCTGTTCTTTTTTCCTCAGCACCCGGCTCTGATGCAGGGTAATAACAATACCGCACCCAGGGCAGCGCTGCCGCCACTGGTTTTCACTAAAAATTAAAGTTAGGCCGCATTGCTTGCAAGTTTCATGTCCTGGTTTGTTGGACTGCTTATTTACGATATCCGCTATGTGATGCATCATTGCCCTCCAATCTGCAACTGATTTCCTGATGACTGCAGCATGAATCTCTTAACGTTTTCAGGTAGCAGTGCTCTCTCTTTTATCCGGGCTACCTCCTGCTCATAGGCCATTCTAAACTGACCACGTATCACATCCGGTTGCTCTGAAAGACATATTTCACGCCATCCGATCATGCGTACCACCTGCCTGACAACGTCCGGCAAACTAGCCATGCCTTTTTCATAATCATAAGTCCCGTATTTCCTAACAGCCTTCAAGACTTCACTCCAGGCCTCAGCATGAGTTAGCAGTTCCGGGGTAGTTATAAGTGCTGCTGCTTCCCTGATTTCAGCCACTGTAGGGAAAAATCTGTTCGTAGCCATAACCTTCATAAGGGCATTTTCTGCTACCTCATACGGTATATCCTCAAGCATTTTCATCCAGAGAGCTGCAGTAGGACGCATATCCTTTCCCTGTACGCCTGGATGGTTTGCCGTTGCCCATCCGATCAAGTTCTGTATTTCTTTTGGAGTCACGGTATCCCCCCTGTTCTTGCACCCACTCATCAAGGCTGGCAAATGCCCTGGGTACCTGACTGCCCGAGGCATTGCTTTTACCGGGTGAGGCCCTGGATTTTTTGGCTTGCTCAAATTCCAGGTCTGACCTGGCCACTCCGGCCATAGTTGTAACTTGATTACTCAGCCATTTATTTAAAATTGCTGCAGCATATTTGACAGTGGTCTTTCCATTGGCGCGGGCTCTTTTAATAGCCTCACAAACAACCGACTGCTCCATCCCGCTGTCAACGTAACTCTGTAGGTTTTCCATTTCGCTAGGACTAATAAGCCTACCAAATTCTTGCTCATACACTTTTACAAAGTTTTCTTCTTCGCGCGCGTTATCATCATCATTATCATTATGATCTGTCTCTGTCTCTGTCTCTGTCTCTGGGGGCGTTTCTGAAACGTTACAATTTTGTTTCTGTAACGTTTCATTATTAATAGAAGAAACAGTTTTTTCTTTTTGTTTGGACCGGTGTTTTTTAACTCGATCACTGCTGTTATCGCTGACAAATTGTCTTTTATCCCAGTTGACCAGATGCCAAACATCATTAGACTTTTCAAGCATTTTCAAGGCTTCAAAGGCTTTTAGTCCGTCCTGTACTTCCTCAAAGGGAACGGCTGCAGCATCGGCCATATCCTCGGCAGTGACCGGAACACCCTCTGAAAGAAGTAATAAACCCTGCCTTGGTGACTCTTTCGACATGGTCAAAATAACCACCCAAAGCCACCTTTGAGCAGGCGGCAACCTCCTCAACTTCCGGTCATTTTTTATTTCGGTATACAGCCTCAGCCACAAAGACATTAGTTCGTCCCCCTAAGTTTGTTACATAGTTTTTGCTTCGTGTTACCGTAACGTTACAGTAGCGTTACATTTACTTATAATTAAGAAGGAAATCTATATTCACATATTGAACTTATATAAAATAAGGAGGTGATTACTTGGACAAGCCTACTTTAAAAATCTCAATTGCTGGCAACAACAGGAATATTGATATTTATGAGTCTCAACCAGGTAAAATAGTTTTTGAAATGGATTCAACTGATCCTGAGAACGATCCATGTTATGGAAAGGTTGAAACAGATGCTAAATCCTTTATGGAATTGCTCCAAAAACTAATTTCCAGGTAAATATCTAGCCCCGGCTATGTGGCCGTCTGTATTCCATGAACCCAGTCGTTAATCTCTTCTCCCCACACTGACCATCCCGGCCTAATCTGGCGGGCAAACAACTCCAGAAATGGCCCGCCAGAAATCATCCGCTCAGCGATAATATACTGTTCCTCCGGCTTTGCGCTGTGCTTTGTTTTAGAAGCTATAATCGCCCCCGGTATTCCCCTGTCCAAAACCAGTGAAGCACCTTTCCCCTTGGTACAGATAAGAAGTTCCTCGCTGCATGACCGGGTTGTTTTTCCACCGCCGATCTGATACACGAAACGTCCTTGTTTTGCATCCCATCTAGCCTTCACCCAGGGTATCGCCGTCGAATATTTAAACCCCCAAGCCTTTATCACTGGCCAAGGATGCGTTTGCTTGATCGGGTGAGTTGACCACAGCAGCAGGATCGCGTCCTGTGCTGTGATAGATTTTACCCACTCTCCCAAAGAGCAGATTTCGTCCAGACTCATAGTGTCGTAGTGCTTACCGCTCTTACGCTGCTTGCCCTCATACTGAGGACTTAGCCTAGTTCCCTGATCGTTATATTGCCAAGGCGGGTCTGCCAGAAGTAGACGGTATTTATTATCCATCATTGTTGTGCCTGCGGAAACTCTGACCACTCTTTCCCATCAAGTAGCCTTCCAGACTTCTTCTTGCCCACTCTTTGTATATATACTGATCCAGCCCCATGATACCCCTGACCGCCTTCATGATTAAGTATTTCAATCTTAGTTTTATTGTAAAATTTACGGTCATCTGGTCCATTCAAGCACTCGCCAACCTGCTGCCACTCGCCATACTGTTTAAAGAAGAATGGAACCCCTGCAGCCTCACACTGAGCCGATAAATCCATTGCCCAGTATGGATGCATTGGCCTCGCGCCAGGTCCCGACTCCCCGCCACATATTACCCAATCCACCTTGTCGATTACCGTCTCATCCCGGTCACCCTGGTTATTTGTAAACTCCAAATCACCAGTAAAACAGTTGAGGTAATTAGTGCCGAAGTGCTCAAAATGGATATGTGTCAAGTCTACTGCTGACAGCATGGGTTCCACTGAAATAAACCTAACCAGCACTGGTAACTGCAGTAATATCGGTATCCGCTTATTAGCCTGCTCCTGATTTTCACAGGTAACTCCAAGCCAAATATGCGGCAAATAAGTTTCTACTTTGAATTCCTGCCCTTCCATCCATTCAAAGAACTCTTTCATACGCTCCGGTCGCTTTGTAAGTATCAGAAAAGTATGCTGTGGACTTGTGGCCATTCGCGCCCATGCAGCCCTGATGAAACTAAAATCAACAGATTCGTGAAACAAGTCATTCCATACCGCCCAAACAATCGGCTTTTTGATGCTAACTGGCAAGTTCAGATTACTTTGCAGTAGTCTTATTTGCCCATTCCATCGACCATCATCAGTAGTTAGTCCAGCGTACTTACCACGGATTTTTTCGTTTTTCTGTCCAGACCTCATATGAGCCTGAGCAGCCGACCAACAATTGATACATCCATCAGAGACGTAGGAACATCCTTCAACCAATGACCACGCTCGATCCCAATACATGCCTTTAGATATTCGTAAAGGATTGACCATCATACAAAGCACCTCACAACCTGGCCGACCATATATAAAAAAGTCAGTGCAACAAACCCATACCCCAAGATCTCAGCAGCAGGATTGTCCTCACCCTCCAGCCACTCCTGCACCACAGTAACCACTCGTTCAAACCTTCTAACCAGTTGCCTAGTTAGGGAGGCTTTCCGATAGCCCCTGACCTGCCAGCGATAGTACATTATCGTCATCCTCCTCCCGCCCAGGATCCTCTAAACCAAATTCCAGCAGAGAAGGCTCGTTATGTTGCTCAATGGCCCGTGCAATCTTTCGTACATCTTCAGACCACAAACCATGCCGACGTACTACTGCAGCAAAATCCTCTATGTCGTGTGATACCTCGTACCATACCGGGTTGCCGTCTTTGTCATCGTCAGCCTTCCGACCACAACGACTTAATTCATGGTCTATCAGTGCGACCTTCTGGTGTTTTTCCAGTAAACGCCATACCTTGCTATTAATCACAACGCAGAAATCGTAGCCGGTCAGGTGTCTTTCCCGTGCAGTTACTTTAATAGCCCTTCCCCAGGTAGTACGGTCCTTCGATGACCACGGACCTTCCCTAAAAAGGTACTTAATTTTAGCCTCGGCCAAATGTTTATGATGATTACCTATGACCTTGCTCGCTAATAGTTCAGCTTCATATGCGTCATCAAATTCAATTAATGCCATCCCTAACTCACCTTCTTGTTTTTCTTAGGCGCTGCACCTAACTGCCGTAACGCCTTATTAACCGTGTATCCAGCTACAATACTCAAATACAAAGCAAAATAATTAGCTTTCATTGGCAGTCACCCTAACCTTGACTAAAAATTCAGCCGACCATCCGCATGCAGGGCAGCTATGTTTTTCCCACTTTGCTGTATCAATCAATGATGTAGTTTCTGCCTCACATTTGGGACAATCGAATATCAGATTAACGTTTTTAATGCAGGCCTTTTTTGCCTGGCTAGTCATAAATATTTTCACTCCTCATACCAATAAATGAAGGAATATTTGCCCAGTACACCAGTTTAAAAAATTAGCCCGTTGGCGGGTAACCGATACCCGCCGGGCTTGATATATACACTAAACAAAGTGTATAATTGCTTAGGTTGTTATTTAAGCGGCGGGAGCTTACGACTCCCGTCTTTCTCATTTCACGGTCATACTGCATTTTCACGTAAAACATAAAACTCCCGATTAATCCCGTATATCTTTGCCGTCCACTCACTGTCCCCGGACTCAGTTTCAGCCTTTTGGATCTTATTCAGTTGAACATCCAGCATGTCCGCCTGGTGTATTATTATAGCTTCCTTAATCACTGGCTCTATGGGGCTACCCCATTCAAGCCTACCGTGATGACTGAGAATTACATGTAGGAGAGCGTCATAGATATTTCTGCCCACATACTCCGTGTACTCCGCATAGGACTGCAACACCTTGACGCCAATGGCAATATGACCGTGCAACCGGCCCTCATTTGTCAATTGGATGCAGCAGCCGCTCCAGTCATATTCCCAAAGCTTTCCGATGTCGTGTAGCGCAGCACCAGCAATAAGTAGATCCCTATTTATCTCAACCGGCGACATAGCCATGGACTTACTTACAACACCCAGGGTATGCTCTAACATGCCACCAATATAAGCATGATGGTGCTTCATAGCACTCGGGCAAGCAATAAACCTATCTGCATTGTCACTGACAATAATATTGACTAATGTTTTTAAGTCTGGGTTTTGTATCATGTTAATGTAACTGCATAGCTCATTCATCATGGTACCGATATCTACCGGACACCTGCCGATAAACTGAGACGGATCCGCCTCACCTGGCCCAGCTAACTTCCAGCGCTGAATAATTAATTGTGGCTGTCCTTGGTATTGGTCCATAGTTGCCTTGACCTTTATAACAGTATTTTCTGCCGGTGGGATATCGGTGAAATCCCACTGTTTGGCCGGAATATCTGTCTGGCCATCTGTTAGATCGAGAGATAAAAACTTACTACCGTTTTTGGTTGGTTGTACACTTGCTTTGCGGACAGCCATAAATCCTACAAAGGTTTGGCCGGTAGTGTAATCCTTAATTGACACTCAAATCACCGCTCTCTATTTTTTAAAAGCAGAAGCATGTTTTGTCATGCCTCCGCTGACCAATATTAAAATGGGATTTCATCCTCACTAAAATCAACCTGTTTGAGCATGCCTGCTTCATCCATGCCTGCAGCTATGTCATCAATAAATTCATCCGTACTATAGCTGGCTAATTCAGACTCCAGGTCTTCCTTGGTTGTGCCGGTCAGGTACTCGATAACTTTTGAAGCCTGGCCCTTGTCCAGTCCTTTTGTGCTTTCTGTCCCGTATTTATGATTCAAAAAGGCCTTTAGTGTCTTATCATCAACACCCATTTTACTGGCCGTGACATGAATCATATTCTGCTGCTTAATAGTGCTCTGTGATCCTGATGATCCTAGATTTATTGTCTGGTTTGAAGCCTGACCAGTAGACTGATTGGTATTTACGGTACTGGTACCGCCAGTAGCGCCCTTATCAAACGCCACCCATTCGTCATACTCTGCCTCGATGTTCGCTATTAACTCGTGTAGCCCATCTGAGGTGTTTTTATTTAAACCTGCAACTGTAATCGCAACCTCTTTATCAGTCAACTCTTCCAACAGATCTGTTCTCTTGCCACAACCTAGCCAGACTAAAACTGCAATTTCATCCTCGTTCAAACCCTTGGCCATACCAGCCGAATAAATAGGGTGAATGTTCTCAAGCTTATCGTCAGGGTCTTCTCCTGATAGAGGCATACGCTCAGCCAATTGCTCCTGTTTTGCCTTAGTCAGCATATCTATAAAATCTTGACCTGCAGCCTGTATCTGCAACACTTGCTCAGACGGAGCTATCTGCTTGCGAGAGAATCTTGCATAAAATTCTTCCATACTTTCGTCTATATCAAGGGTTAAGGTGTAAACTGTTTTCTTAAACTGTGAACCATCCTTATGAACCACGCCTTCGTGTGGCATAAGTTTTAATTTCAAGGGTATAAATGCTATCCTACCCCCGGTCATACCAGAAATCATGTCAATAGTTGTATTGATATTCACTATCGAATTCCAGCCGCTTGTGGTAGTCTGCCATACCCCAAGCCCAGGGAACTTCGTTAGCGAATAATTCAGAGTTCCCTTAGGGCTACAACCTTTACAAAAATCATCATCAGGGTCACAAATTCTATCAACCAACTCACCATCTACCATGTTTGCCCCGGTCTCACCGTCACCCTTACAGAGCAACCCAGTCGAAAGCCCGTATTTTTTCATGTGCTGCGGAAAAACCTGTTCCGGGTCATTGACCAAAAACATGATGTCCAGCGACCGCGGCTTTTCCCCGTAAACTTCCCTAATTTTGTCCGCTATTTCTTCCGGTACCTTGAAGTAATCCAAGGCCACCGGGTACTCAACTGGCTTACCATTTCGGATAACTGGCTTGCCGTCTTTCATCTTTGTCCGCTTTTCCCCGATCTTTATTTTCCCCTGGCGAGGTAGGCGGCGCCTTTCCGATATACCTTTGATTGCCACCTACATCACCAGCTTTATGTTAAATTTAGAATCCCTCTCGATAACAGTAATACCGGGTATCACTTCACCAGAACTCGGATCCACAGCCTTGCCATCCATTACATTAATTATCTTTTTTAATTCAGCCCATTCTAGCTTTGATTCCGTAGGTGGTGGTTCTGTAACGTACTGGGGCTTGTTTACCTTTGCCCAGTCTAAAAGCACCTTTTCATCTCTTTCAAATTCAGGCTTCTGCGTTCTGAACTGCAGTTCTCCGTGAGGCAGCTTAATGGTTTTCTTTTTCGGGTTTTCCGTTAAGACGCGCCGGTGATACCCTTCCAGTAAGCCATCAAAAAATCTGCGCTTATCGTCTGCTTTTTTCTCCTCGGCAGCCAACCAGGTTTTAATTCTCTCTATTTCGGCATTGGCCGCTGCAATTGCTTCACTGCGCTCTTTCTCAATACTGGCCAGTTTGCGCATAGCCCACATTGCCTGCTCCGTGTTTTCAATATTAAACGGGGTATGGCACTGCTCGGCTGCATCCTCGCCACACTGCTCCAGGTATTCGTTCAATTTATCGGTTGAGTTCATATTATCCCTCCACTATTCTCAGTCTGTTGTGCTGGTAAAACTCTCTTATAACCTGCCTTAGTTCTTTCTCCTGACACATGCCCCCACAGTTACTTTTTGTAGCACCCAGGGCAAGTTCATGCCGGTATATCTTCTTGCTGCAGACACAACAGATACCCACGATAGGGTTAATCTCTGTGCCTGCTTTGCTCTCCATCTCTTGAAACCAGCTCATCAAACCACCTCAAAACGGTATATCATCTATGCTCTCTTCCGTCACCGGTAAACAGTCAGAGTTCGGACAAAACGCTACTAAGTCAGTGTCATCACGTTCATACAAAATCCCGCCTGCCACCACCGGCACACTAACTGGAATTTCAATAATCTCTAAGCCTGTACCGCAGCATTCGCATTTTTCAAGCATCACTTCAGTGCCGGCAATTCAATGACTCTCGCCCCGGACTTAATCTCTCTTCCGATCCGCCTGGCAGCTGTCTGAGCTTCGCCATTAGTTTCAAATGTCTCATTTAGCCGGATTACTCTGCGGATTTTTTTGTTCTTATATATCGCTACAACCTCAAACATGCCGGTATTGAAGTTTTTATCAGTTGTTGCGGTGAGCTTTTTGGGATCCAGCGGACCTTCATGTGTCTGAATAGCGATTGGTCTTCCCTGCCCTGAATCAGATATTGACCTCAGGGTATCGTTAAACTCCTTCATAGCATAAATCGCTGCAATCATAGCTTCACTAGCCAAAATTGTCCCTCCCTTGACCACGCCACACCAGGCATGGTACAATGATTTTGGATATTTACTTAGCCGCCTTCAAAGCGGTTTTTTCTTTTTCCAGCTTGTCCACGCAAGCCTCTCTTTTTAAAACCCACAGCAGCGCATGAGCTACCGATTTTTCTAGGTTATTGCCGTCAAAACAAAGCTTGTGCTGCTTGCCGTGTTGATATAAATTAACCTTTACACACTTATCATCTTCGTACATCATCCAGTCCCAGCCATATCGCCTGATTTCACTTAAGAGTTGGTCTAGTCTCGGTAACCACAAACAGATAGCTTTTTCTACTGTCTTAAGAATGCGTTTTTCTCCTAAAATGAAACTTACCTCAACGCTAATGGGTAGGATATTAGTCACAGTACACGTTTGAAATCTTGACTTAACGTCAAAGCAAGAAATCTGATCGCCAAGCCCTGGCTTCCATTCTAGCCCGGCTTCTAGAAGAGCCCTGGCTATGTTTTTAGGTATCACATGTTTCACCTCCCATCTGCTCTGAAAGGTCCTTTTCTATCCCCTCAAGGCTATAGAATATTGCCATACTCGAGCTGTCACCATCAATCTCGGACCACCCAAACTTTTTCCCGCTGGAAGTCTTACCATCACTGCTAGTCCTGGTGTCACCGGTTACCTCATGGTCTTTTTTGAGACCTTTAAGGATACTGGCTGCCTCTTTCGGTTTAATATCATTCCTGTTGTCATAGGCGCTAATATTAACTTTAACGTCCAGTCCGTACTCCTTTTTAAAAGCCTCTCTAAGCTCCTCAATCTTCTGGCCTATAGTTGCTGCCATCATCCCACCCCTTCCTACCAACTTTTACCTAACCGGCTACCTGATGAACCTATCTATGTCGGCCATCGTGTAACCGAAGTTTTTCACCAGGTTAATGCAAAACATCTTGTACGCCGCTACTGCCTCTGCTCCCTCACGAATAATGACTTCTATGATCTCGCGGTCTTTTGCTGTTAGGTCTGCCCCGGATTCTTTCCCATAGGCGCTGACCATTAAGCATTGCACGGCTTGAACATTCTCGGAAGACTCTTTCAGCTGCTTTGCTGTGTTTGCAAGTAGGCTCTTTTCGATCCTGCTTGGCAAGGGAATCCTCGGCCATTCCTGAGGGTAATCGCTGTAGGCCCTATCCATCAACTCAGGCGCCTTAAATTTTTCAGCGGCAGCCCTGGTAATCTCCAGCGGCGTCCTGCTCTTGCCTCGCTCGTAATTTTCTATGACCCTAGTTCCTAAGCATAAGTACATTTCAGCTATCGGGCGAGTTACGTTAGCAGCCTCCCGCGCCTCCTGTAGGCTATTTCTTAGTGCCAAAAACACCGTCTCAACCCCCTGTAGTACGTAGATTTGCCCTCTTCACACTACAGATATCTGAGATATAATTTTTTGTAATGCTACCGGATTACACCACCACCTTGGCTTGTCTATATTGACTCTAAAAAAGAAAGGCTTTCGCCTAACCAGCCGTAGTAATCGGCCCGGAAATATCTTCAGACCATTCAAGCAGTTCTTTCGCCCGGTACCGGTAGGTCTGAAACTTTCCGGAGCCGGATGACGGAATCTGAAAGTAACTGCTCGGTGGAAGCTTACCCTGTTTTCTCAGTTCGTCAAGCTTCCATCTACTGATGCCCAGCAGGGTAGCAGCTTCGGCCGGCTTAAGTATAGGCTTGACCTGTGTAATCATGAGGTTGTCGGCAAACTGCTGCTGTGGCGGCTTCGGCTTTGGTGCCCGCTTACCGCACTCTGAGCAGAACTTTGCGCCTTCTTGCAGGCTTGCACCGCATTTGCATTGCATGAATGTCACCTCCTAAGTGCCTTCGGTACCGGTTGCGTCTAAACTACCAGTGAAATTGTCAGGCAAAAAAATATCAGTAACTCTATTAGCATGAAATCCTAATTCTTGACAGATAGCAACGGCAAGTCCATAAGGAATGTTTTTTAAACCAGCTTCTATCTGGCTTATATAAGCACCAGATGCCTTGAGACCGCGACTTTTAAGTTTTTCGGCTAATTCTTCTTGCGTTATCCCTATATTTTCTCTATAGTGTTTTACCTTATTTTTGTATTTACCTTGCCGTGAAATTTTCTGCACTTATTAACCCCCCTTTTTATATATTTTAACTGATAGTTTAGGCGTTGTCAACACTGTCAGTTAAGTTTGTAGAAATAATTTTACTGATAGTTTAGAGGATTATTTTAACCAATAGTTAAATAAAGTAGTGGGTGATGTTTATGGGTCATATGTTCGGAGATAAAATTAAATTAGCTAGAGAAGAAAAGGGATTAACTCAGGAGCAAGCAGCTGCTAATGTAAGAGAAAAATATAATGTTAGATTGTCGGCTGCTTATTTAAGCATGATTGAGAGAAATGAAAGAACTAATCTAACTAAAAATGTTGAAACAGCACTTAAAGATTTTTACGATCTATCAGAAGATATTGTTAATGTGAGCACAAATAGTTATAAACCTGAAAGCACAAAAAAGAAAATAGCTTCGGCCATTAATGTAATAAGAGATTTTTTAGGCAGTGAAAATGGCGATATTAGTAGTTCCCTATCGTTGCCATCTATGCTTAATTTGCTTTCGATAGTTTCTGGAACTGGACCAATACACCCAAAGTTAGAGCTTGCTGATATTTTAGAGGAAAGAGATATTCAAATTACATCTGGAGGCGAGCCTTTAGATGTAAAGAAAAGACAAAGGTTAATTCAAGCTATAAAAGGATTTACGGGGAAGATACCTGTTTTAGGAACTATAATAGCTGGTATTCCAGTTCTATCAGAGCAACAAAATATAGTTGAATACTTAGATAGTACACCCGATCTAGAAGGAAAGGTAGATTTTGGTCTAATCGTTCGCGGGGACAGTATGATAGGGGCTGGTATTTCTGATGGAGATATAGTTTTATGCAAACAAAATTACAACCATTGTCATGGAGATGTCGTTGTGGCCCTAGTAAATTTAGATGAAACAACCTTAAAATATTACATCAAAGAAAACGGTAAGGCAGTTTTAAGAGCTGCCAACCCGGACCCCAAATACAAGGATATTGAATTAAAAGACAATGACCAAATACAAGGTCATGTTGTTAGGATATTAAAAAATCCCCCTTCGCTGAATACTTACCGTGAATATATCTATATTAAAGATGATCATTTACAGGGATGGAATGAAGCGATTGAAAAAGCTGTCTCGAATGGCTTTAAGCCATCTGCAATATGTAATATGATAGATATGCAGATAGATTTAGCAAAAAAATTATCTGGCATGTCTTAATATAAAGTAAGTAATAAAGGAGGTAATTAATTGAAATTTAGCAAACTTAGTATTATATCAATGCTTATCTGCGCCATATTTATAGTTTCTGGTTGTAACAGTAAGCCTGCATCGGCACCAAAGCCGGAACCAGAGGCACCCGAAAAAGTTGCACGCAAGATATTGGAATACCAATCATATCAGCAGTGGCAACAATTGTACAAATACATACACCCTGATACACAGAAACTGATGACAGAACAGGAATTTATCCAGATGCAAGAAAGCAATATGCCCAGCTTTGAAATAGTTGAAATTAAAGACGCAATTTTATTGGATAGTTGGACTGATCGTAAAGGTAACGGGAAAACATACAGAGATGTTGCCGAGTTGCCCTTTACCTTAAATGAAAATATAATGGGACAGCAGCAAGCATATAAAGCATCTATGCATTTAGTAAAAGATAGCGAAGGGTTATGGAAATACTTTTCTGATATACCGAGTAAAAAATAAGGTGGTGCTAAATATGTGGACTGCAATGGTAGTCATAGGATTTTTTGCAACAATAGCCGCCATCATTGGTACAATAGTTGTTGCATTTAAACACACCGGCACATGGAAGAAGTGGCTTGCCGGTGCAGGGGTGGCGTTTATAGTTCTTATGGTTGGAGCAGTAAATGCTCCTCATGTAGATAATAAACAAGCAGCAACATCACAACAACAAATAAAACAAGATTCCGAAGCTAAAATTAAGCAGGATACTTCACAATACACACAAGACCCCCAACCAGTAGAACAAAATAAAGATATTAGCCAAACAAAACCAGCACAAGAACTAGCGACATCACCAGAAACAACTACTTCACAAGAATTAACACCAGACGAATTTAAAAATAAATCTGATAGCATTAATACTACAACCCAACAACCTGCATCGCAGCCTATCACGCAACAAGTGCCTGGCAAAAAATATGTCGGCAGTACAGACCAAAATAAATACCATTACCCTGACTGTAGATGGGCCAAGAAAATAAACCCTGCAAATCAGATTTGGTTTACCTATGCTGCCGATGCTCATGCACATGGTTATGTGGCGTGTAAAGTTTGTAAGCCTTAATTATTTCACGTGAAATAATCGTTCATGCAGGCTGATCTATCAAAAGATTAGATGGTATTTTTTATCAAGGTGGTGAGCTATAGCTTGGATAATCAATCGGATAACTGGTCCCCATGTCCCAGGTGCAAATCTAATAGAGTGCAGAAAATTAGTAAATGGGTTTTTGTTTTCACTTTCTTTGGTGGCGCTGGGTGTCTTATGTGGATAGGCATTCTTTTCCCTCCATTTTGGTTGCTTGTCCCGGTACTTATTATCCTATCATTTATTATGATTTTCACAAGAGATACTTGGCAATGTCAGGACTGCAAGCATTCTTGGTTAGTTAAGAAACAATGATGTTGCAGATAGTTATTGGGAGCATCCAGCTTTGAGAGATAAATAATTTAAATAATTATTTCACGTGAAATATTTAACGAAAGGAGGTATTACATGCCCGGCCATCTTGAAAAGATATCTAAAGATTCCTGGACCATCATTATTGAAGCCGGTCGGGATCCGGCCACCGGCAAGCGCAAAAGAATCAAAAAAGCATTTCGGGGAACTAAAAAAGAAGCTGAGAAAGAACTTGCCCGGATGCTTACTGAGATTGAGACAGGTCTATACTGTGAACCAAGTAAGTTATCATTTGGCGAGTACCTTAAAAAATGGCTCGCTGATTATGCTAAGGTTAAGACTTCACCAAAAACCTACTCACGATATGAGGAAATTATTTTAAAAAGCGTAATCCCGAACCTTGGTCAGGTTATAGTTGAAAAGCTAAAGCCTCTGCACCTTCAAAGCTACTATACAAAGATGCTCACAGAGGGCAGGCAGGACGGTTCTGGGGGACTTTCCTCAACCACAGTACTCAAACATCATCTGATCCTGCATAAGGCACTAGAATCAGCGGTAAAGTGGCAGCTTGTGCCGCGCAATGTAGCTGATGCAGTTGAGGCACCAAAGAAGGCACCAACTGAGATGGCTATTTTGTCCGAGGAACAGGTAAATGAAATGATTAAACTTACATTGGACAGTGCCTATTTCCCTCAGATTGTTTTAGCTATTCTTACTGGTATGAGGAGAGGCGAGATCTACGGTCTCCGATGGCGAGATGTTGACCTAGTTGAAGGCATCATTACTGTTAGGCAGGCATCACAGTACACAAAGGAAAAGGGAATCTTTTTTAAGGAACCGAAAACAACTAGCAGTAGAAGGTCTCTTGATGTCTCAGACTATGTAGTTACAGTTTTGCGAAAGGTTAAGGTTGAACAGAATAAATGTAAACTTGCATACGGGGAACACTATCATGAAGAGAGTGGGGATCTTATCTTCACTCAACCTGATGGAAGACCTCAGCACCCTGATAGTATTTCAAGCTGGTTCCCGGAGTTCATAGAAAAAAACGGCTTACCCAGGGTAAGATTCCATGACCTAAGACATTCCCATGCTAGCCTACTACTTAAAAACGGTGAATCGCTGAAGCTGATCAGCGAGCGACTTGGACATGCTGGAGTAGGTATTACCTCCGATATTTACACACATTTAGCGCCTGGCATGCAGAAAAAAGCGGCCGCAAAACTTGAAGAACTAATTTTTTTTGGCGACGTCGGGCACCAAACGGGCACCAAAGACATAAAAAGGCCTCCAGAATAAACCCTGGAGGCCTTGATTTTCCTGGAGCTGATGGAGGGAATTGAACCCTCGACCTACGCATTACGAGTGCTATCGTTTGCTTTATATAATATTTGCAGTGATGTGGAAGGCTTGATTCGCCTATGTTTTTATTATATGCTATTGGCTAACTAATAAACCGCTTGGCAAAGTTGGGCACCAAATGGGCACCTTTCAGGCACCCTTCTTTTTTCTCTTCGGCCTTTCTATTTCAGGCTTTTCCAGTCTTTCATACAGAACCTTTTTCCGTTCCAATATATCAGCTTCAACTTGGTCTATATGGCTTCCATACATCTTACTGCAGTTAGTCCTTAAGTGTGACCGGTCTAGGATCCGCTCTGGCGGTGGAGCCATCTGAGCAAGGAATGACGGTGTTGATTCAGTTCCTGGCATCACAATTTTATTAACCGCCCAATGCCGGTCCGGAATAGATAGCAAGTCCTGCATCTCAAATGGAGCCAGTTCCTCCAGCAGGTCCTGGTATGTCTCCTTTGATGTTTTGTAAATAGAATACTGACATCCTGAATCTTTCATAGTTTTGGACAGTGATTTGAAGTCTCGGAAGTTATGCGCCAACCAGCACAACTTTAGCCGCCACTTTCGGGCTTCTCTAACCATGTCGCTCCAAAGCGCAGCTCCTGACATGAACTGATGTGGCTCATCCATCACAAAAACGCAAGGTTTACGCATGTCTTCCGGTTGGTCGTATCGTGATAATACACTGAGCCATACTTTTGCAATGATGAATGTTGATAGCCGGTCAGTGGCCACATCCAGGAGTTCCTCCTTCGGGATTCGGATACCAATAAAGTACGGCCCGTTTTGGTCGCCGTCCAGCCATCTACGGAAGTCAATGAGCGAATTGCCCTGGCTATTAAGTTTGTTTCTTTGAAGCAGACAGTTGGCCATTGCTTCATTATTAAGTAGTATGTTCAGCCGGTCCAGTATTGGACCGGTAACCTGTCCCCTGGCACCTTCGGACATATCATGCAGGCCTCTCAGAGTATCATAAACGGTTGGATTTTTAATACTCCCCGACTCAAGCAACCGATCCCGGTAAACTTCACTTGATAAAGTTAGTATCACTTCCAGGAGTCCATTGGCTGGGTTCCCTAATACAGCTTTGCCAGCTGCCGTTAAGTATGCCTCCATCCTATCCGTTGTCTCAGCTGCAGAAATTTTATTGATGAAGTTTACAAGCTGAGCACTTAACCGGTTGGCTGCCTTCCGTGCATCCATAGTTTTGATATTGCCGTTACCGGTAAGATTCCTGGTTATCTCTGACCAGTTGAGCGGTATTGGCCACTCCTGGTTCCCGAGGTCTATATCGATTATGTGTCCATCCGGAAAGCTCTCCGGAAGAGCATCACGAACAGTATCAATAAGTTTTCCATCGGCCACATCAATACAGACGGCGCTGAAGCCTGACCGAAGGAATCCTAGTGCCATGTTTGCCCCCAGGCCGTTTGTTTTTCCGGTGCCCATACCACCCAGGCCTACATGAGGTAGACATAAGATATTGTGGTCAGTGGTCGAAATGAAGACATCTTTCTTTTCCCCGCCGACCGTCACTTTGCCAAGCGGTACGCCACCAGCCATGGCCGACTTCGGCAGTTCACAATCACCGGTGGTTTTCTCAACGGCCTTCACCTGATCCTGCAATGCGGCCGGTGGGAGCTGTATTAAGCGGCCAACTTCCGGCACGTTCAGAATGTCACCGTTAATCCTGATGACCGTTTTTCTTTGTCCAGTTTCGGTGATAAGTTTTTTCATGGATCTGCCTTTAGCCGGTAAGTAAATAAATTCATTGTCTCCAGCCAGGTCGTTAAGGCTGTTTGATATCGCCCTAGCGTGAAGCTCTGCCCTCTCTCTATCCTCTGCCTGAGCAAGCACGCGAATGCTAACCTGCAGCCCCTTATGACTTGTTTTCTGCCGTGTTGAGCTTGTAATATCACTGCCCTCTTTGTCTTCCAGTATACGGCGTAAAAGTCCCTCGATGCGCTCCTCCGTGTCCTTCTTCTGCCCAGGAGTTAACGCATCTAGTACTTCTTTAACAATCCCTTCTAAGAAGGTAAGTATAGTTAAAAGACCTCGCTGAGCATATTGCGTCCCTGTTTTTATATCCCATCGAAGCTTTTCAAGACTCTTGCCTTTACGATAGGCATTAAGTTCCTCTTCGGCTTGCTTATGCCACCATTCACCGGTTGGAGTTAGGTCTAACTGCAGCACTGCCCGATCCTTATCCTGAAAAGCGCGGACAGCGCCAACTAAGGACCAGAGCGGAGCATGGGACCGGTGATCTGTTTTTAGTGCCAGGGTAAAATGCTTTTTAAGCTCTACGGTACCACCGGCGCATTTTTTCGGATCCCACTGCCCAAGACCACCGTCAACCTCCCGGACGGCTGCCCTGGGCCACACCGTTTTTACCCTTGCTAGAATAACATCTTTCCATTTAACCGGCACCCGGAACTGAAAGGTTATTTTCCCTGCCTCAAAGATAACCTCCCACTGTACCCTTTCCTGTGCATCAAGGGTAATAAATTTCCCTACCCTCTTTATTCGCTTCCACCATGGCCGGTAAAGCTCTGCAAGCACCAACACCATGCTATCAACATCATCATTAGTAATCTTTCGGTCAGGCGTAATCTGCAGTACACAAAAGCCGGTATCTTTAACCGGCTCCTTAAAAAACTCATCCCATGGTATTACCTTTGTGCGTTTAAACATAGCACTACCCCCAATTTATTTACTGCCTAAAAAATCTTTGACCACATCCGGCAAAATAAAGCTAAGTATCAGAGCTATGAACGCATAAACTCCACGGCGAACACCGGTATTAATATCACCCATACCAATGTATCCAAGGCAGACAGCCATACCGACTGCCGCTATCCATCGCACACAGGAAATAACTATCAAAAAAATTTTCAATCCTCCAGAGTCTATAGATTCCACGTCTATCACTCCTTTTTTCGGGGTATAATTTACATGAGGTGATTAAATTGAAACTATCCGAAAAGCCAAAATCATTCTGGGCAAAATGGGCTCTGTTTTTCTTGGGTTTATTCATAGCATCAAGCTATCTCCAAACAAAAATTTTAGAAATAATATAAAACTGTCATATTTACGGGTACCCGCAGCATATGCTATAGCGTGCATGCGCTGTAGCGTTGGCACTACTTTTGCCCTTCTGGAAACTTCCACTTAACCGGCTGAGCGGGCTGTTTGGTGGAAGTTTCTGTTTTTGTTTGCTCCTGTGCCTGCACCATCAAGCGGGCCTCTTCTGCCCCCATTTCCTTATCAATCAATGTCCGGACATAACGACTAAAGCTACTAGATCGGCCAAGAACCCAATCCACCTGTCGCCTGGTTACCTTTATCGTTTTACTTACCAAGTCATTCACTATTTCACCCCCGCATACTTTTCTGTGACACTATAATCTTATGCAGGTAAGACATATATATGACTGGCGGTAAAAATAAAAAAAAGCTGGAAACTAGTCCAGCTCAAACAGGTCATGTACTGTGCAACTATATATTTCTGAAAGTATTAGGGCGTTCTCAATAGCGGGAGCGGAATCTCCACGCTCCCAAGTACTTATTTGCTGGCGACTAACAGTTGATTTTCCATACTTAGTCCTAAACACATCTGCCACCTGTTGCTGAGATAATCCACATCTCTCCCGCCATACTTTTAGGTTATTTTCCATAGCATCACCCGGTTACTACTTCGACACTTGTAAATTAATTCCTTTAAAATTATTTCACGTGAAATAAAAAAAAGCCCCGGCAACCGTCAAAGAAATATTGACAGTTCCGAGGCCATAAAAGTAATTCGCGTTATGTTATTATTTGCATTTTCAGCACAGGGTAGTCACCTCTAACCGGCACCAACTCAAACTCATGCCTTTCGGCAAATTCGTCTATATTTTCTGAGCTGACAAAATACTTGCCGTCCTGCTCAAGTACACATTCATCCTCAATCTCCCGGTCAAGCATAAATAAAAACTCAACTGGCCTGTTTTCACGGACAAATACCTCGACCTTGGGGTTGTTTCCCCCGGCAATCAACACAACCTGTCCTTCTTCGCGCTGCAACCGAGCGATCTCTTTGCCGCTGATATATTCAAACTCCGGCCATAATTCAAATTTCATTACGCTACCTCAGTAACTTCCGTCATCGGCACAACCTGGTTTTCCGGAAGCTCTAAAAGTGTCTCGGCAGTTACCGGCTCCAGCTCAGCAGTAACGTCAAACGTCCTGAGAGACTTGTCGGCCAACCAGGCGCGTTCCACGGAATTTCTAATCATATTATAGTTCAGATTCACACCGGTTAAGCCCTGGCTGTCTAAATGTTTCTGGAAAAACGAAATGGCCTCATGCAGCTTATCAGCTCCGTTTTTCTCCCTGAAAACGGTTTCCGCGTAGACGAAAGCCTTTTGCCCAAGCTGCTTAATGAGCTCTTGTTGTGTTGCTGTTGTGTGCGCTTTGATCCACTTGTCAGCAGTCGGCCAGAGCTTCCTGACCACCATACCGACATAGAAAAATACTGCTGCTGCCACAGCATAGAGCACGTCCGGCAGAAGGTTGTTGAGTAGACCTACAAAAATCTCTTGCATGGCTCATACCTCCACTGTTTATTTTTTAAAGCCCCAGCATGACTGAGGCTAAACTCTAACTACTTTGAATAATACTTCAGCATCGCCACCATTACAGCGTCTACAATCCGAGACCGGTACGCCGGATCATGTAACCTTGCTTCTTCGCCTGGATTCGTGATAAACCCGGCTTCAATGATTAATGTCGGGATACCGGTTTTTTTGAGCAACCACAATCCGGGACGCTCCCAGGTGCCCTTGCCATGCAGCGGGATCCCTACTGCTTTCACTTCATCCCGAATCATTTCTGCCAGCCTCCAAGCCCGACTGCTCTGACCATAGGACAAATCCTCGAAGCCGCTGGCTTTTGCATCACCGGCATTATTGTGCCAACTAATAAATAAAACAGCACCAGGATATTTCTGATTAATTAAAGCCGGTTGCTTGGAATAGTCAACTGACTGCTCAATCCAGATCACCTTTGCCCCCTGGGCCTCAAGCCTCTGCTTGTGCTCCAGAGCAAAAAGCAAGTTGATGTCCTTTTCCAAAGTATATAAGGTATCCCCTTCTGTCGGGTTAATCCCGTCCACTGCCCCGGGATCCCCTCCTGCCCCATGACCAGCTGCAATAATAAATGTGCGACCGGATAAACTACCACATACCTGGCTGACTTGCTTTGATGCGCTTGCAATCAGAGCAAGAATTTTTGCCTGTGTCTGCGGGCCAACAACACCGTCTATCGCCAAACCGTATTTCTGCTGGAATTTTAAGACGGCATCCTCGGTTTTGTTCCCGAATATGCCGTCTGCCGTTCCTATGTTGAAGCCAAGTTTAGTCAAGTTTTGTTGCAGTTCCTTAACGTCCACACCCTTAGATCCGCGTGCTAACATTTACATCACCTTTCCTTTCATATCCTTGCTTAGTGTCTCATATTGCCCACCCAATTTTTCAAGGGCACTTAAGAGTCTCTCCTCCCTCCTTTCATTGATTCTAAGCACATAAAAAAGCAGTGCCACAAACAGCACCGCCCATGGTCCTTGGCTTGCTACTGACTTTAAAACTTCAGTTTCCATTCACCCCTCCCACCTCCGGTATCCAAAATAAAAACCGCTCGATGGCGGTATACTTTCATGCCTTGATTTTACTAAGGTATACAAATGTAAACCTGTATACTTTTTGTATACCTGCTGATTTTACTGGTTTTTTTCGATGTGAGCAAAAATGAAAAGTATACCTTTATTTCAATAATTACTTGGCCAGCTTGCAGTATAAGTTGTTGCCTAGCCAGTAGTAATAATTTAATGTATCCTCAAGGTAATCTCCCATTCTGACACCAGGGCTAATATTGGTCCCCTTGTGGATGTAGGACATGGCATATATATCTGTATAGAACGTAGCCCCCAAAGCCAGCAGTAATATAGGAGATAAATATATTTTGCCGTCCGCTGTTGTTGCGTCGTAGTCGTAGTTAAGTGAAGAAAAATTGTAAACCGTATCATCAAGGTATTTGGCAGCTTTGTCGCGCACCCCACTAACCTTATGGCTATTGCCAAACGGGGTGATATAAAAATTTAGATAGTCTGTACTACTACGGGTAATAAGGACCAATAGGTTATCATCTGTAATTATGACTACCTCGATGGTATTCAGTATATATGTTTTACTTATGCCGTTAATCCAGACAAATTCGGTTGTGCTACCTAACTTGCAGCAGGCCACAGAGTATGTTGTAGAGGACATAGCAAACCTGAATTGATGCCCTGGGTTTAACACCGGAAAGGACATTAAAAAATAATCAGCACTACTACCCGTTATAGACTCACTGTCCACTACTCCGCCATAGCTGATCAATAGATTCCTCATTTGCTCCATAAAAATCTTGGTTGTGCTTGATGTTATGGTATGAATTGATCTCATGCTACCATCACCTAAATCCTATATAAATAATCAGTATCGCTTTCTCGGTAATAATATACAAATTCGCCATTCTCACTGGTTAAATGCTCTACGGTATTCCAGGGATCTGTTGCTACTATTCCGAATACATGAGGCATCAGAGCATACAACTGAGTTACTTCACTGTCAGCCAAGTTATCAACAAGTATAGATGGTGCGCAAATATAATTGGAATCTCCCAATTTGCCGACTATCTCTGCTTTGATGTGCCATCCTTCTTCGTCTGTGGATACATTTGCAGTATCATTCCTGAGGATTAGCGGATTCCCATATTCATCCTTCGTAGCTACGAAGAATAAAGTAAATACATTCGTCGCCAAATTTTGCACCCATACAATGACCGAATTTTCCCCTTCACAGCAGACTAGTGTTCCTGATGCCATGAATCCATAGCTATTGTATAATGTGGCCACTACGGCATTATCATTCAAATCATACACATCTATACGCAGGTAGGTAAAATATGCTGCGTATGTACGTATATCGATCGCACGGGGGTTATTATTTAATCGTATTGCCCTATTGGTAATATGCCCGTAGGTATCGTACTGTGTATTTATTATTGTAGCGACTCCACATGATACCAGAAAATCACTAAGCCCCTCTATCCAGTCCCTGACACCCCAACCATTGAAATCTAGGGTATGCTTCGCCATAATGTTCACCAACCTAACTCAGAGTACCAGTAATAATCACATCAACTATATTTACACCACTAATTGTTCTACTGGTGGGACGTTCAAAGGCAAGAGTGCCTGTAACAGTCAATCCCCCTGCAGACTCACCCCCTTCCTCGCTATTCAACTCCTTTCGCAAGGAAAAGCTGTCAAATCTTCCCGACTTATTATATGTCTTAGCTCCAAACCTGGCATTTATAACCGGGTTGCCTTCTTCGTAATAATCAATAGCACCGGCCATCCTATGCCATTCAAGGTTATAGTCATTAGTCCTCATTGGGAAGGTGTATATTTTTTTCTTTCCGTTAAGCAAAGTCAAAGTAACTATCACATAAGCTCCGATATGTGTCTCATTAGCCCAGGGCACGTCAGGCCTAAATTGTCCGGCAACAAGGAAGTTATATGGCTCTTCCAGCACCCCCAAGTCCTGATACATAAAAGCATTGGCGGTTAACACAAACCTGTTAGCACCATCAACCCCGCCTGGCTCAGTCGTTACTCCGCTTGTTATCCACCCATTAACACCATCCTCAGCAGAAGGGTTTGTCAGCAGATTATCACTAAAATTAATTACCGGCATTATATCACCTTCCTGGCTTCCATCCGGCAGTATAGGCCATCATCGCCATTGTAATCAAGAGTTATCCTTGTAGGCGTAACATTAACAGTAGCTATATTAAGGCTTGGAGCTTGTGCGTTTATTATGTCGTTAATCTCTACCGCTGGATTACCTCTTAGGCCGAAAGCGAAAGGTATGTCTGGATTCTTAACATAGTCCAATACCTGCTGGGCACAAGCTACAGCTACAGTTTCATCCTGAATCAGATGATTCTCAATAGATAATGTTCTATCAAAGTCGGCAACTTCATTGACGGCTGTTTTCTCGGAGCCGGTTAAGTCTAGGCACCTGCCAAAGACCTCTAAATCTATTTCCTCAGTGTCACCATTATTTTCAAGCGTTAATGACATTGACCAGGCGCCACAATCAACATCCATAACAGTTATATCGCCGGTGCAAGTTATGTTAATACTATCTATGACAACTAATGGGCCACCGAAAAAGGTAAGGTTGCTTAAGGTAACATTGCCACTAGCAACTGGTAGCTTCTCCAACTTTAATATTGATGACTTTTCCTTAACAAAAGGGATCTTGTATTTTACATTTACTCTCGAATATGCATCCAGATATTTGACCGGGTTACTCCCACTTTCTATTTGATTTTCATCATCAATAGAAAGGCCGGCTTCTCCGGTGACAACATTGGGATCTACTCTAACAATGTCATACCTATCCATAGCTACATTGCAATTACCAGATTCGCATAAACAATTTAATGAATTTGTAACCTTGCCATTCGGAAACCAACCCCTAGGAACTTCTTGCGTTAAGGTAGAATCAACGATATAGCTTGCAGGAGGTAATCCTAGGGCTTCAAATAATACAAAGAACATATCCCTAATATTAGTGTTATACACAACCGGTATCATGGGTAGGTCCATGTTCTTTATTTTTGCCATCCTATCCATGCAGGTAACACTGGCCGATAATTCACTCTTATTCTCTTGCCACTCTCCCGTCCAAAACACACCCAACGGGATGTACTCCAAATCACCGCTTGAAAGCTCTAATCCAAGGTATGGCTTAATCATGATGTTTGGCCGTATTTTACCGTAGTAAGGACCGTCAACATTGTTCTGTGTAAATTTCTTATCCGAGTTATTTAATTCGATGAAGATACTATTGGCAGATACGGACCCGAAGGGCTTACCGTTTTCGGCTTTCCTTTCTTCTAGCAGCGATAGACTAAAAATATCATCACCATTAAATTCTATAGGTGTTTGGTCCTCGCCATCAAAGTAGATTAATAGCTTAGGCTGGAAATGCCTTTCAGGAGTATTGATGATAATTTTATATTCTTCGGAGATATCAATCATCTTTAGACCTCCTCTAACAGTATTTTTACATCCTTGTGTAACCAGCCCATATAGGGATAATATTTTTTCTTCCAGTAGGTTGAGCTAAAATTATCATCAAACATAACAAGATACTTTTCATAGGAACCGTCCTCTTGCTCAACCTCCAGTTCCCATACTCCACCGGTAACCCACATATTACGTATAGTTGATAAGTCGCTACCCTTGATTACCCTATATGTTATTTCAAAGGAGTTTTTTATTGCTGTAACGTCCCCGACTAACTTACCAGAAGCTAGCCTTCTCCTCTTACCCAGCTTCTGTGCTTTTGGCTTAAACTCTCTTTCCATGTCAGACAGCAGAGTTTTTCCTGACTGTGAGGTACCTTCTGCCCCTAGATAAAGATTCATTAGGCCCTCACCCCTTCCATAAGCCCTGCTGTTTTTAGTTTCCGATGTAGCTTGGTAATATCCTGATCATCCAATATCATCAGGTTGATATTGGTGTTATTTACGTTTCCTTTTAGGCTGTCGGCAGTGCTATTTGAGTACCCATTAGTATTAGCGGTCTGATTAACTGCTCTTCCTGACACGGATCCAGTTCCAGCGACACCAAATGCAGGAGCGAAATCAGGTGTTACCGTCATTGATGATATTCTGTTAAAATCCTTCATGAGATCACCGACAGTCATTTTAGAGGTATCCATTATCTTAAATAAAGCCTCTTCTATATAAGAAGGGGAGTGGATACCTAAGCCATCTTTAAAACCTTCCCAGGCCTGAGAAGCTGCATTTTTTGCAGCCTTGCGCCATTCCCCAGCAGTACTAACTATCTTGTCAACGCAATCAGTAAAGACTTTATAAACCCGGCCAGGCAACCCGGATAAAAAACTAATTATGCCGTCAACCATATCTGAACCGGCTTTCCTGGCTTGAGCAACAGCATTGGCACCAAATTCTACTACTCTGTTATAGGTTGCCACCAAGAACGTCCAGGTCCTACCCGGCAGCTGTGCAAAAAAGTTTATTGTGCCTGTTACGGCATCACTGGCCGCTGTGGTCATAGTGCTTGATATAGATGTCCATGCTGCATCAACCGAATCAACCGTTTCTGTTACAAATGCAACTACTCTTCCTGGTAGCTGCGTAAAGAAATCTATAACACCATTAATCATGTTTTGTACAGTAGTTACCGTTGTAGTCTTAAGATTATCCCAAGTAGCGACTGCCTGGTTCGCCATATCGGAGATGAAAGTTACTATTCTGCCAGGCAATTCGGCAAACCATTGGATTATATCCGAACCGGTATCTATAACTATCCTTAACATGCGACCAATAGCATAGCCTATCCAGTATGGGCCTTCTTTCGCAATCATCTGCAGGAAACTAACTACCTTTACCGGCAAATCTGTAAACCAGTTTATAATGCCTGCGCCAACATCAGTGATTGATTGAAGCATTGCTCCCATTGTATCAGCAACCCACTGGGCAGCATCAGAAAGAGCTCCACCTATTTTGTCTGGCAGGTCTGCGAAATAACCTATAATCTCTTTTATAGAATCCGGTATCTTAGAGAAAACGCCTTTAATTACACCCCAGGCTGCACTAATACCCTTGCCCATAGCTTTCCATGCTTCAACACCATATTTCTTAACATCATCCCAGTGCTTATAAAGCATGTATCCGGCAGCAACAATTGCAGCTATAACTGCTATTACTATAGCAACCGGGCCAGTAACCACAGCCCACATTGTTCCGAAAATACCTGTTATTGTGGCTCCCGTAACTCCCAGTGCAGCAAACCCTGCCATTATGCTGGGTATAAAGCCTATCAGCATGAGGAGTCCCCCACCTAAGAGCAAGGCCGCTGCTGCCATAAGTGAGAAAATAGCAATAGCGCTTTGAACTGGTCCTGGAAGTGCATTAAATGCGTTTGCCAAAACAGATAAGGTGTCTGCCACCAATCGGACAAATGGGATCAAAGCTGTACCCACGGATATCATAATGGTCTCAACAGCCCCACTCAACTGGTCAAGGGAACCGCTTAAATTATTGTCCATTATCTTTGCCGTCTCTGCTGCTGAGCCATTAGCATTTTTCAGTGCTGCGGTAAACTCATCAAACTTAGCACCGCCCTGGCCAACCAATACCAACATGGAAGATACAGCCTCTTTGCCGAAAATCGTTGCCAGAGCAGCGGCCTTCTGAGCCTCTGACATATCCGCCATTTTGGTTTTTAGTTGCTCCAAAACATTGCTAAATGGGAGCATTTTACCGCTACTATCTATTATCTTAATACCAAGCTGCTCCATAGTAGTCGCCGCTGCATCAGACGGAGATATTAGACTCAGTAGTGAGGACCTTAATGCTGTACCAGCTTCGCTCCCCTTAATTCCTGCATTGCCCTGTTCAATCAGTGCCGCCCCAACCTCATCAACGGTCATACCAAGCTGAGCAGCAACCGGAGCCACATACTTCATTGACTCTGCTATGTCTTTTACCCCAATTGCGGATAAGTTAGCCGACTTGGCCAGTACATCAGCCACATGGCCAGATTCTGTAGCAGCTAGATTGAAAGTGTTCAGAATTGTACCCATGGTCTCAGCAACTAGGGCCAGATCCTCACCACTGGCAGCTGCAGCATCAAGAACACCGGGCATAGCACCCATTATCTTATTGGCATCCATACCGGCAGAAGCCAATAATTGCATACCTTCCGCAGCCTCTGAAGCTGAAAAGGAGGTAGATGAACCAAGCTCCATAGCTTGCTTTCTCATCTGTGCAAGCTCTTCAGTAGTAGAACCTGACACAGCTTGAACCTTCGACATCTTAGCTTCAAAATCTGCCGCCGTCTTTACCGCCATGCCGAGTCCTACAGCTATTGCTGCACCGGCAGCAGTGGCAGCCATGCCAACCTCTTTCATGCTGTCGGTAACGCTATGCATAGATTCCCGCATCCGTCTGGATGTTTCTTGGGATATCCTTTCCATAGCTGTACTTCCACGCCTCAAATCGGCTGTGGCACTGTCTATGTCACCGCGCAATTGGTCCATCCTAAGCCTAAATTCTGTCCATACACTACCGAGACTACCGGTACTCACCACCACTCACCACCTTACAAAAATGACATGGCATCTACATCCTCCATGGGTTTATCGCCTTTTTTCAGATGCATCACATAAATAGCGGCAGCCACGTCAAAGGAATACGCTGTGTAGCCGTCCAGGCCGGATATCAGGCTAGACGGCCTTATGCCAAACGTCTTAGCTACCAGACACAGCTCCGTCATTGCCTGCGGGTTCTCCACGAAAGGATTTGAGCTTTTGGATACCACCCATTAACCAGTTAAATATAGCTATCTTTTGTGTCAGGATGAGCGGGTATGCCTCCTGCACTTCTTTGAACTTTGGCTCCAGCATGGCCTCCTCACACATAGCATCGAGCATGGAAATAAATTTATCGAATTTACCTTCTTGTATCATGCTTTGTTTGATGCTGTCCTCTATTTCCTCATCCGAACCGTTAAAAACAGAGTCAGCTGCTACTCTTAGCTCATTTGGTAGGATGTCGCTTTCCAGTATTTTGGTAGTCAGGTCAATGCGTTTTACCCTAATGGCTATGGTGTTGCTGGGATTATCCCAATCAGGAATATCAATAATGGTACCGGCAGCTCTTTGGCGAATTTCTTCTATAGAAATAGGTTTTTTGCTATCCACAACAACATCTCCTTATTCAATATGTAGGCCTTTACTTACGATAATTCTGTCGGCAGTGCCGCCACAAATTCCTTGCGATAGCAGCCCATACTTAAAGCAGAGTTTTCTTTACCCTTGATTTCAAATTCAGGGGTGGACCACTCATTGTCCGCATAGGCCAAACTAGACATTTTACCGGTGCAATAGGGCACGGTCACCTTAACATAGCCGTCTACAATACCGGATGAATTGTAGTTTCTAGCATAAATCTCTGCCTTGAATGGATTTGGTTTAGCGTCTGCTGTCATAGGAGCTTCCCATCCGATAGTAATTGGACTGTCTGGGTCCGTATCATCCTGTATCAAAGTGCCGCCCTGGATGATGAGGGTTGCATCAGCATCAAACTTAGCATTAGTAAATTTCATTGTAACGCCGGTGATTGTGTCGCTATCCTCTACTACACAGAGGATACTATCACCACCGCGAAGGGTAGACTTTTCCCCTTCTTCATACTGCACTTCAATGGATGCTTTTTGGGCTGTCTTAATCCCATGCGCCACAGCGGTAACATCGGCCGCCCCGGTCTCCAAGAGGCCTGTGATGACAATGCCTTTAACGCCTTTGACATAGCCACTCTTTTGTTGTTTTACGGCTGGCATTTACTTTCCCCCTTATTCCTTAGTCATCAGTAAGGCCGTGTTGAATATCACCCTACGGCCTATAAGTTTTTTCTCAGGATCCACAAAATCACTGGTGCCAGGTGCCCAAGCAAGCTCAAAGTAGTTGCCGGTAGTGGTGTCCCGTATCTCCCCGGCCAGTACCTCAATAACTTCTTTTTCAATCACATCCAAGTTAATAAAGGAATCCTGGTCAGCGTAAAGGTAAACCTCTACCGGCTGGGTACCGGCAAAGCTAATATTTGCACTGCCTATCTGTGTTGCCAGCTTAACCGTTGCATATGGCTTATCGACATTGGCAGGAGCAAGAAAGGCTTGATACACTCTGCCACCCAGGGCAGGTATGTTTTTTAGGTTTTGAATTACTGCCCGGCGTAGCATGTGAGCACCAACCTTTCCATAAAGAAAACCGTCCCAAGGACGGCTATCTAAAATATTTATTATACTCCTGCCGGCGACGCTCACCTGAAAGAGTCGCGTAGATCATAGTAGTTGTTGGTCTAGCATGGCCTAAATTAGATTGAATCACCGCTATCGGAGCTCCGTTATTAACCATAACTGTCGCTGTAGTATGGCGCCACCTATGCGGAAAGACATTTGTTTCTACCTCAGATTGCTCAGCGATATATTTTATTATTTCTCTTATCCGAGCAATAGACATACGCCGGATTGGTTGCCTAACGGTTACAAACAGTGCCTCATGATCATCTTTCCGACTCTGCAAGTATTTCTGCAACCAAATACGACACCTGACGGTAAAATACACTTCGCGCTGCTTGTCACCTTTGCCAATTACAAGAGCTGACCGATCATCCCAGTTGATGTCATTGCGATTCAGCCCGTGCACCTCACCAATCCTGCATCCTGTGGCGTAGAAAAACTCAGTTAGAGCTTTTTCCAATACAGTGCTGCAACTATCTCGGAGCAGTTCTACCTCCTCTTCGCTCATGGCCTTTGGAATCCGCCCACCCTGCTTAGGCTCTCTGAGCTTTGAGGCAACATTGCGCTCCGCAAATCCTTCTTCGTGCAGGTACCTGAAGAAGGCTCTAATAAACCTTATCCTATGCCCGATCGAAGCAGGCTTAAGGTGATCCTGCTTAATTAAATACTCCTTAAGTGACACATGGGTGACCTCTGAGATTTCAACGTCCCCGAAGTGTCTAATCAATAAATTATGTTGCACTTTATAGGCTTTTAAGGTGTGCGGTGAGTATCCCAAAAGACGCTTGTCCGCTTCATACATTTTCCATGCTTCTGCTAGTACCAAGTTGCTGCCCCCTCTGACCTATTTAGTTAGTCGCTATAAATTATTATACAGTGACCACTTTAATTAGTCAATGGATAATTGACAAATTTAATTAGTCAATTATAATTAGAGTTAGGGGGTGATGTTTTTGCAAGTAAACTCCAGGCTGAAAAATATTTTAGATGAGCGTGGGCTATCTATTCGCAAGGTTGCCGCTGACACTGGACTTCAATTTGAATCAGTACGCCGATTATATAACAATGATACTGAAAGGTTCCCGCGTGAAATTTTAGCAAAGCTCTGTGAATACTTAGGCGTAGGTATTTCTGATTTACTCATACTAGAAAACGGCGACCGTCAGGATTAACCTGGCGGTACTTTTTTATGCCTCCACGGACCATCTACTTAACCTACTCTCGCACCTTCGTTAGTTGACTAAATTCCGTTGTCAG